TTTACATACGAAAGCACATTCTTTAATAGCGATTTATTTAAACGACTTATTATTCCTTTTGGTAGTGGGCAAATACTATTAGATAACTCGGCTATAAAATGCAGAGAGTTTAATGTAAAAAGAACGAGTAATCAGTTACTCCCTTGCCAGAACTTTAACGATGTATCTAATAGCGTTAATAGTAAATTAATACTTAATAATGATTCAAGTTTATCTGGATATCAAAATAGAGTTATTGCAGACGGTGGAGTTATAGAAAGTTTAGCTTGTGCTGAGGCGGTTTTTGATTTTACAGATGATTTCTATAATACTTGTACGAATGAGTATGATGTTTCAACTGGCGAGTATACTGCTGGTGCAAATCAAAAAATGTCGTTTCAGGGCTTAATAAACTTTGATATGGTTTATACTGAAAGTGTACAAACTACAACCGACCTTCTAGACAATTCTACTCAATTAAATGATTTTGAGATGAAAGTAGAATTATTTGTTGTTGAATCCTCTGGAGCTAATTACTGGGTAAAAGAAAGAATGATGCTTGACTTTACTGCTCAAGCCCAATCAGTAACTTTTACAACAAACACAGATATATTAGATTGCTCTGCAAGTTTTGTGACTGGAGAAATAGATATTATATCTGGAAGAAAGTATTACCTTGCTATTGGTAAGGTTTATTATAGTAGAGTAATTACCATAGCTGGTCAAACTTGGCAAGGACTAAGTTATAATTTTAATGATTTTGATTTTGTACTAAAGCCAGATTCTACGTTTGGCTCTAAATTGCTTTCAACTGAGCTAAGTGTTGGCGATACGATAGAAACAAGGTTTGTAGTCCCTCAGAAGATTAAGCAATCAGATTTGTTTAGTAGTATTATTAAACGCTTTAATCTGTATATTGACTATGACGAAATAGATGACAAGAAACTAATAATAGAAACCAGAGATACTTTTTTAACGGATGAAAGAGAAAATTTAGAACATTTAGTAGATAGGTCAAAAGACTATAATATTAAACCTATGGGGGCTTTAAACGCTGGTAGGTTTGTATTTAAGGATAAATTAGACAAAGATAATTTAAATGATACTTACAATAAGGTTAATGACGAGGTTTATGGTCAGCTAATTTTAGATGTACAGAATGACTTCCTTAATGCAGATAAGACTATTACAACGATATTTGCTCCAACTCCATTAGAAACATTTACTGGCGAAAATGATAGGGTATTGTCTTCTATGAGATTTGTAGATAAGGACAATAAACCAGCTAACGCTACTGCTAAGATACGTTTATTATATTGGGGTGGTCTTTTAAATACTCAAAAAAATTGGAGATTAGGTGTGCCTTTGTTTGGTGGTGCATCTTATGCAGAATACCCTTACGCTGGGCATTTAGATAATCCATATAACCCTACATTTGACTTAAACTGGTTTGTACCTAAACAACTATATTATGATTTCAGTTATGGAAATAAATTTACTCTGTCCTATTCTAATAATAATGTTTACAATATTTATTGGAAAAAATTTATAGAGGAGATTACTGACAAGAATAGCAAAATACTTGAGTGCTGCCTTGCTTTAAGACCATACGATTACAATGAACTTAGCTTTAGGAAAAGCTACTACATAGACGGAAGCTACTGGAGATTACTTAAAGTAAATGATTTTGACGCAATGTCTGAAGCTACTACCAAATGTGTATTTCTAAAAGTAGAGCCAAAAGATGCATTTGTCCCAGAGATAAAAGTGGTTAATGGTGGAATTGACGATTATGAAGATGACACACCTTTGCCTACTGGAGATATGCTTAGAATGCCTAATAACAATAGTGGTAAAGCTCAAGACAGATTGCAATTCGGAGATAGCGTTAAGGGCGGTACTCGTTCAATAGTTGCAAGTGATAATGTTCAGCAGAGTATAGAATCTAACAACTCTTTAATAGTTGGAAGTAATAATAGCTCATTATTCGCAGAAAATGTTACTGCAATAAATAGTCCTTACGTTAGTAGCAATAGACCAAACGAGGCTTATATTAACAATCTATTTGTAGAGAAACTTGAAAGTATAGTTTTGCCTTACGATGTATTATCTAATCTTGAATTAGAGATGCAGATACTTCCTCCTTTGCCAGATAATGAATTTTACGAGGTGACGCGAGGATACGTTAGGTTAAACGGAAACGCTCCAAGTGGTGGAACACACCAAGTAGATATAGTGGAAGATGATGCAACAGAGCATTTGATAGCCAAAGTACCAGCAGCTTTTTTTGGTACGGATAACAATACAGACCTATTAGAAATAACAGCCCATAATACAACGCCTATTCACTTTGGTAGTGGGCTGAAAATAACAACCAACAACAATATGACGTTTGAACCAGATACGTCTTTAATAATAAACTTAGTATACAGAATAATTAAACTATAATGGCAGATAAGAAATTAGCATTAGAATTACTAATAAATGTTCAAAACGGAAACCTCACTTTAGAGGAACTAAATCAACAATTAGCAAAAGCTAAGCAGCAATTAGAGCAGATAGGAGACAAAGGTAGTCAACAATTTAATGACTTGTCTGCTGCTATACAAGTCGCTGAAAATAAATTAGCAGGTTCTAATACTATTATAAATAATTTAAGTACAAATGCTTCAACATTAAATGAAAATTTAGAAACTACAGAAAAAGTTATAGATGCAGCTGCACAAGGTATGGATACTGCTACTATCGGTGCAAAAAAATTAGGGGAAAAAATAGAAGAAACTGAATTAATTTATAGAAAATTAGGTGAAGCAGTTACTGAGCAAAAAGGTATTTTATTAGATTTTGAAAAAACTTTATTAGAACTTCAAGCTGCTAAAGAATCTATATTAGGTCAAGGTGTAATAAGCCCAGAAGATTTCCGAAGGCAAGCAGAATTAACTGAAAAAATTTCTGAATATGACCAAAAAATAAAAGACGTAAAAGTAAACCTAAGAGTTTTAAATCAAGAAAGAAGCATTGCAAGACAAACGCTAAAAGACTTAACAAAAGGGTCTGTTAATTATAATAAAATAGTTTTAGCTATTGATAAACTTACTGGTGGTATGGCTACAAAAGTAGTTAAGCTATACAAAGGATTTAAAGAGGGTACTAAATTATTAAAAGGTTTTGTTTCTGGATTATCTAAATTTCAAAAAGCACTTATTGGTACTGGTATTGGTGCGTTTGTAGTTGCTTTAGGGGTGGTAGCTGCTTATTGGGACGATATCGTTGCTTTAATTGATGGAGGTAATAAAAAACTTGAAAAACAATTAAAACAAAATCAAGATTATGGAGATGAATTAGACCATCAACTAACTTTATTAGAGCTTGAAGAGCAAATATTAGAGCAACAAGGTCTTAATACTGAACATATAGTAGCTGAGCAGAAAAAGGTTTTATTCCTCAAGCAAGAACAAATTCAAAGAGATATAGAGTTATTTAAGTTACAACAAAAAAGATTAATACAACAAGGTCTTGAGCCGTCATTACTGATGAAAATTACAGAAGCAATGACTGGATATAAGGCAGTAGTAGGAAATGTAAGTGAAGAGGAAAAAGAGGCTATTGAGGCAAACAAAGACAGAATAAAAGAAGCTGAGGAAAATGCTAAAAAATTAGAGTTAGCATTGAAGAAAATAGATGCAGATAAAAAGAGGCGAGATACAAAGTCAGCTAATGAAGAAAAAAAAGCTCAAGAGAAAGCAGATAAAGAGGCAGAGAGATTAGCTAAAGAAAAAGAAAAAGCGTTAGAACAGATACGAAAAGGTGGTATAGTTACTAAGCAACAAGAGTTAGATGAAGAACTATTACAAGTTGATAGATACTATAATGACTTAATAAAAAAAGCAAAAGATTATATAAAAGACGAGGAGAAGTTAAAAGAGCAAACTACTATACTTGAAGCTGCAAGAGCCGCCAAAAAGAAAGAAATAGAAGAGAGAGAAGCAGAGGAAGAAGCTAAACGTATATTAAAAAAGCAAGAAGAAAGAGCTGAGGAGTTAGAGGAAGAAAAACTTGTTGATGAGGAGAATTTTGCTGAAAGAAGAGCAGAAATAGATAGAAGAGAAAAACTTATTTTAGATGACAAAATAATTACTGAGGAGCAAAGAACTACATTACTACAAGCCCTTGCATCAGAAAGAAAACAACTAAAACTGGATGAGTTAGCAGTTGAAAAAGAAGTAGAAGCAGCTAAATTCCAATTAGCTAAAGATGTATTTACTGGAATAAGTAACCTTGCTTCTCTATTTGCGTCTGAAAACGAAGCAAGTGCAAGAAGGCAATTTGAATTAAATAAAGCGTTAAGTATAGGTCAAACAATAATCGCTACTTATGAAGGTGCTCAAAACGCTTATAGAACTGCACAGAAATCTCCATACCAAGCAATAAACCCAGCTTATGCCCCAATTCAAGCTGGTTTAGCTATTGTTGCTGGTCTTGCTCAAGTTAAAAAGATATCAAGCACACAATTTAAGTCTAAGAGCGTAGATACTACTACTTCACCAGTTGGTGGACAACTTGGAGGTGGAGATATTGGAACTCAGCCAAGAGGATTCTTAACGCCCAGTATTGATACTGGAGCTGAAACAACTAAGGTGATAGTAACTGAAACAGATATTAGAAATGTGTCTAGAAACGTAGATGGGGTTTATAGTAGAGCAACCGTAGTACAATAGCTTGGACAAATAGTGGACTATTATATAAAAGGACTAATTACCCTTTTTTAGCAGTATAGGTATATATAAGTAGATGGACTTACCTTTTATAGAATTTAAGTTAACTGACGAGGTCGAAGGGCTTCAAGCGATAGCTTTAGTAGATAAACCAGCAATAGGGTTAAACTACCAGGCTTTTGCTCCTCACAAATTTGAGGTAATAAATGAAGATAAGCGAATTGTAATGGGTGCTGCAATGGTGCCAGATTTACCTATTTACAGAAGAGATGAGAGAGGTGAGTATTACGCTATCTTTAAAAAAGAGACTATCAAAGCACTTGTACAAAAGCTATTCAAAGAGAATAAGCATAACGTATTTAACGAAGAGCATAACGCTTTTAAAATACTTGACGGAGTTTATATATATCAGAGCTTTATAACTGATGCAGAGTTAGGCATTTCAGCCCCCTCAGGTTTTGAGAATGTAGCTGACGGTACTTGGTTTATCGCAGCTAAAGTAGAGAATGACGAAGCTTGGGCAAAGGTTAAAGAGGAAGGTATATTAAAAGGATTTAGTGTTGAGGGTGTATTTGATTTAGAGCCGTATAAATTTAAAAAGATGAATAAATTAAACTTAGAGAGTGTTATAAGCACTTTAAAATCTGTGTTCGCAGATGCTGAGGTAGAAGAAACTACGGAGGATAACTTCGCAGAAGCTACTTTAGTTGATGGAACTATCGTAAAATGGGAAGGCGAATTAGCTGACGGAACTGCTCTAGTGGTAGTTATGCCAGAGGGTGAAGTTGCTGCTCCAGACGGAATTCACGAATTATCAGACGGAACTTTAATTGAGACTGCTGGTGGACTTGTTGTAAATATCGAGGCTGCTGCTGACCAAGAAAAGAAAGAAGAGGAAGAGGAAATGTACGACAATGAGTTTACTACTGAAATGGTAAATGAGTTAATCGAGAAAGCTGTAGCTAAATATGCTGAAGCTTTTACTGCTTCTTTAGACCTTGTTAAGTCTGAGAACGAAAGCCTTAAAGCTGAATTAGCTGAGGTTAAGAATTCTAAAGAAGAGTTAAAAAATGAGTTTTCTGCTACACTCAACAAAGTAGGAGAGGAATTAGAAGAGATTGCCAAGTCTGAGCCGTCTACTGCTTCTAAGCCACAAGAATTTAAAGCACTAACTAGAGCTGAAAGAGCTGCTCAAATGGGTGCTATTTTAAGAGCAAACAAATAAAATAAAAATAGAAAAATGAGTTTTGATGTATCAAGTTTAACGAATTACGTTAACGAACAATCGACAGACTTAATCTCAAGATTATATTTTGAGAAGACGTCAAGTGACTACTTCACACTTCAATCTGGAGTAAAAAAGACTGATGCTTTGCATCTATTAGCAGTTAGTGCATTCCCACAAGATGGGTCTAGTTGTGCTGTTTCTGCTTCTGGTGATGTAACTTTCTCTGACAGAAACTTAACTGTTGGACAAATCACTTACTTTAGTGGATTTTGTATGAAAGACCTTATTCCTAAGTACACTCAAATCTTGCTAAGAGCTGGAAATGGTGAAACTGAGGATATGGCTTTTGAAACTGAGGTTGCTGAGTCTGTAATTAAAACAATTATGGAGCATAACGAAAATGCTGACTGGCAAGGAGATACTACTTCTGCTAATGTTTACCTTAATAGATATGATGGTCTTATTAAGATTATTGACGCTGCTACTACTGCTGTAGATGGCAATACTTCTTCTGCTACTGCAATCACTTCTGGTGCTTCTGGCAATGTAGATGGATTGGTTACTGATATCTGTAATGCAAGACCAGCTAAGGTTAAGTCTGCTGCTAACCAAGTGTTATTCGTAGGTCAAGATACTTTTGACAAATACGTTGATACTTTGAATGCTAAAAACCTATACCACGTTAACGCTACTGACTGGGCAAACTATACAGTTTCTATTCCAGGTAAAAACGTTACTTTGGTAGGTGTAGCTGGATTAGACGGAACTAACAGAATGTTCTTAGGTACTCAAGAAAACTTCTTCTTAGGTTTTGACTTACAAAACGATGAAGAGGAATTCGATATGTGGTACGACAAGAAAGACGATAAGGTATATTACCGAGTTAAATTTAAAAGAGGATTACAAGTAGCATACCCAGACGAGATAGTTGAATTTACATTAGCATAATTAAAATAGAAAAAAGATTATGGCGTGTAATTTAACAACTGGTTTTTCGGTAGGGTGTAATGATTCAATCGGTGGAGTAGCAGAATTTTGGATAGCAAATATGCCGTCTGACTTTGCTGCTGCAACTGACGGAAGTGGAGAGGTAACTGGTCTTAGTGGAAATGGACTGGATTACCACAAATTTGAGTGTACTAACGCTCAAGGTGCTTCTTCTGTAATGAATGACAATCCTACTGTAAACGATGCAAACGGAACAAGCTTTTTTGACCAAACAGCGACTTACGTTCTCAACAAAATGGAGAAAGCTAAGCGTAATGAGGTTAAAATGATAGCAAGAGCCAAGATGAGTATTATTATCAAGGATAATAACGGTACTTACTGGCTAATGGGTGAAACTAACGGAGTAAGATT